CCGGTCTTGCAATCAATGACCTTGAAAGCAGCGGGATGCTTAGCCTTGATATCAAACTTGGAATACGTATAAAACAAATTTCCAAGATGAGCCGGAATAGCGTCGGCTTGTGAAAAGCCTCTGCTCTCTAGCGAATTAGTGATTTGTCGCCTTTCGACGACCGAAACCACTTGACGGGTATTAGAACCCTGTTGCTGACGTTTGGAAGGCCCACTAGAGGGGCCAGGAACCGGTAAAACCGGCTTCGGCGTGGCATTAGAGCCACCACCGACTGCTTGCTTCCCGTTGTTCTTCTTTGCTGGACCCGGCTTATAACCAGGTCCACATTTCCTTCCAGCCCGATGGGCCTTCAAGACGCCGTCTGAAACGCCGTCAATCACGAAAGGACAACCGTTAACACCGCAGATCGTCATATTCTCAAATTCAACTGTTAAACCAAAACTACTGTTTGGTGAGTTCAAACAGTTTCCAGAGAAACGACGATACTGCGATTCATAATCCGGATTACCAAGAGAGTCGACAGTAAGCGCATTATAGCGTGAAGCCCAGTAAGACTCCTCCGCATTAAGCGAAAGAATCTCACCGGGACGAAATACTGTACAATCATGGCGAGCACGAGCTGGCCAGCCTAAGACTATCTTTGAACACCCAGAACACCGATTGTCCCAACAAGTATGAAACCTTGCCCATTGAACGGGATAGGAAGCAGAACAAGTCTGACAATACATAGTTAAACAACAAGAAGTTTTGGTAATAAAACCAGTAAGGCACAGCCTTAAATGACCAGTCGGTCCTGAAGGAAAAATGGATTTACACAGTTGCGACCACTTACGATCCTTCCAAGGCTATGCCTTGATCGTTTTACTGTCAAACCACGATGTGGAACATTGCACGACAACAACGTTTGTTTTGAAATAGATTGTGACTTTCCCATGACTCCGGTGCGACTCCGAAGACACTTCTCGACTCACCCGTTCTACGGGGCATAGCCTAATAAATGGTCGAGATTAATTCAAGGGTCTTTCACCCTGATCGTCTTCTACATCGTCCGACGCATTAAGCATATTAGGTTCGAGGTTCAAGTAAATTGAAACCTCTTGCTCCTCACATTCGAACCCCTCCAAGTCCTTCTGCCTTCTACAGGAGGCAAAGGTTGAGGCTCAGTCGGCCTGCAAACAGCAAGTCTGGACCACACATCCTTCCCGATATGACCCAATGAATTGAGTACGGCATAAGCAGCCTTTATATCGTTAACGGACCGGCCTTCACCAACGGCATTAACAGCCAAGGTGGTTTCATAGCCGGACCTAAGAATGGTCTTGACTTTATCGCGAAGACTAATTTGGTATGTAGCAAAAGCCTTATAGTAAGTGGCTCTATAGGCCAGTGCTTTAAGGCAAGCTCTCGTAATAGAGAGATAATAGCCACTCCTCGTCACAGTTCCTCCGCAATATTCGCCGCCCGATGTTGAAATCGAGACATTCATTTTTAACCCCGAGAAACTCCGTACTAGACGGGCTTTCTCATGGTTCTGCTTGGCAGCAGTAGCGACTTTAAGGAAGTCGTCGCCTTTAGCGGCTACGACCTCAGGTCCCTTGGCCTCAATGGTATAATCATTGATGGCAGCACCAGTACCGGTGTTACCAAGCAATGTATCCAGAAACCCGGAGCCCTTCTCTCCTTGAGTACGTCCTTTAAGGACACCATGCCAAACAACCTTAGCAGGGCCTCTAACACGGTAATAGTGTTCGATAAGGGGCTCTAAGGCCCCTTGGAGACGTCGAGTCTCCTTCTCGATCTCGACCGTGTAAGGGCCTTGGTTCTGGTCGAACTTCTCAGCGTCTCCAATAGCTACCCTCACAGAGGAAGGCAGTTTGGAGATTTTCTTAGAAAGCCCCTGCATATACTCGTCGAACGGAACTAAATTCTCGTAGTCGAAGTGTTCTGCAGAGGCCCTGAAATCGAAATTCAAAGACCTAAACCAGGTCATGAATGTTGCATTAAGCAACGGCTCTGTTTGCGTAATAGCCTGACCTTCCTTAAGAAGGTTGAGTTCTCCTCCTTTGATCGGCTTAAATTGGGCCTTATTCGAGATCGAAGTTGAGTACGGGTCTGAAAACCTGTAACCCCTCTTAGCTCTCCAACGGCCCAAATAGTTGCGTGAAGCAACAGCCTTCTTTGCCTCCTGACGGATCAAAGACAACCACAGCCTATCATACGCCCGGCGTTTGGAAAATCTCTTAAAGAAATTCCTGGCGACAAGCCGGGCGTGTTCACGCCCGGCCGGGGTAAGTTGATGAAGGGGTCTACGCCCCAAGGCACGTTGTGATGCGATCAATGTCGATCCAACGCTATTGTCAAAGTGGTTGCCAAGACCCGGAGTAAAAGCATACTTTTTCTTAGGGGTCTCAAGCGTGGTTTTCCCAGCTTTGGTCTTTGTAAAGAAAAGACCATAGCGGGTTGCAACAGTCCCAGACTTAAATCTTCCGACCGGCCCTCTCG